GTCTTTGGTGGTTGTTTATCTCTTTTTCTTGCCATGTTTTTTTCTTATCGCTTCTTTTGCTCTCTTTGCAATTCTTGCTTGCTCTGCTTTACCAGATACTTTACTTCTTTGCTCAACCACAGTAAGTATTTGAATTTTTCTAGCAAACGGTTTATTAATTTTTTTGACCTTTGCAACCGTGCGCCTCGCGTCAGCAGGAGTTGCGTATTTAATAGATACAGTGTCCTTAGGGTTTTCATCTGTATATAATCTTCTACCTGATCCTTTAGGTTTCTTTCCAGTCCCTTTTTTAGGATCTTTTCTTTTTGCCATTTTTTATTACTGTTTTTAAAGTTTTAGCTTGGCTTGCATGAAGTTTAGAAGCTTTACTAAGTCCTTTTATTACTTTTTTTATTTTTTTTCTTTTTTGATTTTTCAACACCTTTTATTACTCCTTTATTTTTTGAAGCGTAGAAAACAGCTTCGGCGTCTTTGCCGTAAGTCTTTTTCATAGACTTCATAATTTTCTTACCCTTTACGTTTAGTGGCACCTTTTTTCCTCTTTGCAAATGTAGCAACATTAGTTGGCTTACCGCCTACTCCTTGTGCTTTTGCTCTCTTTCTAGACACAGCGGATTTTATCTGACCTTTAGTCATACTAGCAGCTTTCGCTCTTGGGACACATTTAGGATACTTTCGTTTGGCATCTTTCTTTTGTTTAGATCTACCGCACTTAGCAAAACCTCCACCTTTCTTCTTAGAACCGATGTCGACCCAGTCCTGCTTAAACCACTCTTTTAATCCGCCTTTTGACATTAAGCTACTTTTTTCTGTTTTGGTTTTTTAGTTACTTTTCTTTTATTTGCCATAATTGCACCACAACCTTTTGCAATACCACCTTGAGAGTAACTAGATACTTTCTTACGATCTTGTGATATTTTATTGTAATCAATCATGCCACCCATAGCTTTCTTAGGACCTTTAAAATCCTTACGCTTAACGCCACTAGGATCTTTAATTTTTCCTGCACATATTTTAGATGCGTAGGCATTTGCGTACGCTGACGGATAGACTTTAAATTTCCGCTTCGCTGCCGCCTTACCTCTTGGACATAACTTAGTCATTACTTTTTACCTTTCACTGTCATGGCAGCTCTCTTAAAGTTTGCTGCTGTCGGAGCACCTTTGGCACCTTTCTTTCGCATTTTGCCACCACGTTTTCTTTTAGCATGTATATTTGCGTAAAGACCCTTTCTCATTACTTCTTACCTTTTTTAGGTTTTTTCATACCTTTTTTCTTAGCGGCAGTAATAATGTCGCCTCTTGTTATTTTATTAGGATCTCCGTACATAGCAGCTAATTTTTTATTCTTCATAGTTTTTTTAGGTGTGCCACCTTTTTTATACATCATGCCACCACCCATCATTTTTTTAGCTGGTTTTTTTGTTTTCTTCATAACGTCTCCTATCTGTTAGATATCTCTAACACACTTATGATTATGCTCAGATCATTAGCGTTTTCTGCCTGAGCTTTTATTATTTCTGACTCTTTTGCTATTAGTGGAGCGGGAGCTGCCACAGAGCTGTCAGACGTATCCTGCGCCATGTTACCTGTCGCTAGAATCTCTTGAGATCTTTTAGCCTCTATTGTTCGATCTTTTTCTATAGTATAACTTACACTGTCAGTATCTACAAGAGTTACAGATATATTACAATCATTACTTGTATCCTCATTTGCAACACGAATAGACTTAATTATAGCAGCTTTTTCTGCTGGCACAGTATATATTGTTGTTAAATTAGTATTAGCCAACTTTGCTTTATGGTTTGTATATATATTAGACATTTAGGATAGAAAAAATGAAAGCCTTTCTTCTTCTTCTTTTAATGTTTCTGGAACATAAGTGTTATTTAAAACAAATATAACTTGTTCTAAAGTTTGAATTAATTGGGATACCTGCTCTCTGCTGTATTCTTCTGTTGCCTCTGGCAAACGTGGTGTTACAATTTTAGCCATTAGACTCCTCTCATTCCATCTGGTTTCATGTCTAGACGAAGAGTTCCGTATCTCCACTTATCATCAACGTCACCACTAGATATTCTAACTGCGATTTGTCTACCTCTTATTCTAGTATCTTTTTTAGTGGTGCTAGTTTCTACCTCAAAAGGTCCATGTGATTTTTGACTTGCAGTTGGATAAGGTCTTGTTTTCATAGTGACATCAACATTACCCACTTGATTTTTAAAATCAGGAATAAATCTAGAAATCGACATAAAATTATCTCCGTCTGCTATGTCAATGTCTCCAGACTCGATATGATTTGCCATGGCTGCACCATCGTCATTGCTCCCTGTTTCGTGAAGATAAACAAAAGTTCTACCAGCTTTTAATCCATTGATTGTTGTTATTGTATCAGTTGTATCAAAAGATTCAAACTCAGCAGCATAAGGCACTTCATAAACACCATAATCTGCCCAAGCACTTCTAGCCAAACTTCCTATATACCAAAGATTTTCTGCATAATTATACGCCACCATTCTATCTATTTGATCAGAGTTAGCTGAGGCATAGAACCAAATAACTTCGTTATAATTAGAATTAGATGAACAATACACATCTTGTTTTGCGTTTTGATTTATGTCATCAAAAACATAGTCTTGAACACTACAGGGTATTTTTTTAACAGCACCATCATATAAGAAGAAAGAATCATTACTCATCCAAAAAGAATTACCAGATACATCAACTGCTGCATTGATACCTACGGCTCCACAATTAGAACCGATTTGTTTAAAACCAAATGTTAAAGGTGCACCAATAAATTGCATTTGATACAAAGCTGTATCTGTCCAGATCATGACGGCACCTCTTGATCTTACAGCCGTATTGATTTGGTTACCGTCAGTTAATCTAAAAGATCCAGCTGTGTTAGTTGCTGTTGGTGTCCAATCACTTGTTGATTCTTGATCAGACCATCTAATAAACATATTGTCTTGTGTGGATGTTGTGCCGATAGTTGTTTCTGTGCCAAGACAAATAACATGTCTATCATCACCAGAAACAATCATGTATCTAGATTTAGTAGGAGCACCACTCACCTCTGTTGTGCTAGCTCTATTGCTTGATAATCCTGATGAAGTGTCCCAATAAAATAGACCACCATTAAACTGTAAAGCTAATGCATCTTCACCCCAGTTATCAAGGGCCCATTTAGCGGATTCCAATAACACACCTTCTCCACCAGTCAAACCTTCACGAGTGGTATTCCATGTGCTTGTGTTCCATGTACCTGCGCCCCAACCATAGCCAAAAAGTGCCACTGCAGCTCCTGTGTTTGTTTGATAACTTGCATTAGCTGTAGCTCCTGTAGCACTACTTGATGCGTTAGCTGGGGCTTGTATAGTGTATGTGTTAGAACTAGGCACTGTCAAGATCTCAAATTCACCTTGTAGGTTAGCTTGAGTCAATCCTCCCACAGCACCACTAACACTAGCTATCGTT